TCATTCCATTTCGAGATCGTCAATTTTCACCTCAAAATCAATGCTGGTTGTGAAACCACTTTCAGCGCTGACCGTATGCGTGAGCGTGGTGATCGTCCATTCCGCTTCATCAATGGGCTGCTTAAAACCGCTTACCTTCACTGGCATTTCCGTGTAGAGATCGGCCCGGCCCTCTGCCAGTTGCATGGAGAAGGACGCCACACCACGCTGCAGGCGTTCCCACTGCATTTTAGCTGCCCGTTCAGCGTTGGCCCGGTTGGCATAGGTCCGGTTCAGTACCAGCACGTTTTCATCCGTGCCGACCAGATAATCTCCCTGCTTTGCCTCCGGCTCCTTTGTTGTCGTGGTTTTCTTCCGACGCTTAACGCTTGTGGTTTCCTTCTTTGCTGGCTCCCGCGTATGCAGCCAGCTGGCGATAACGCCCGTATAGGCTCCACGATCTGCCAGGCTGAAACGGTGACTGTCCCCGGCCTTGCGGGTGAGGGTGATTACCGGCAGTGGCTTTCCGCTGGCAGTTCTGCCCTGCCCCTGGCGGATAAACAGCAGATGCCCGTCCTTCACAGAGGCAATGGCCCCAAACTGTCGCGCCAGCTTCATCAAAAAACTTGCGTCGCTTTCGTTGGTCTGGTCCAGGTGATCCAGTGGCTTATCGGTCAGGTCTTTGCCCAGGGCCATTGTAAGATTGTGGCGGGCGGCAATATCTTTCACCACGTCGCCCACCGTGGTCTGATGCCAGGATTTCTCCCGCCGGGTGTTCAGGGTTTCCCGGAAGTCAGCACTGCGGGCGCGGATGGTCAGTCTGTCCGGCGCGCCTGCGTGTTCAATTTCATCCACCGTGAAGCTCCCCTTCGGGAAAAGTGGCTGGCCCTTCCAGCCCAGCGCCAGGGTGATCACCGCCCCGCGTCGGGGCAGCACAATCTGCCCGTCCGCGTCGTCCAGTTCCAGATCGAGCTGGTCAGCGTCAAAACCCCGGTTGTCCGTCAGAGTCAGGCTCATCAGGCGCTTATCCAGCACCTCCGTCACGTTCTTACCCTCAATCACGATACTGAAAGCGGGCGTTTTGTTGCTCAGGTCCAGCTGTTCCGAGCTGATATTCATTACAGCAGCCCTCCAACGGTACTGGTGATATTCCTGATGGCTGACGCGGCAGAGTCCTGCAGGTTGCTCAGCTGGTCGCTGAGGCTGCCGAACATTTCAGACAGGGATTCATCCACCCGCTTGAGAGTCAGTGAAAACTCAATCCGGCGCGCCTCACCTCCGTCGAAAAACTCCGTTTTAGTCTGGCTCAGGCTCTCGATCACAAACATGCCGTAGATCGTGCCGCTGCCCTCAATCAGGGGCCAAGCCTTGCCCAGCTCCGCCATCTGCTCCAGCGCCAGCAGGGACAGCCTGCCGCCCGTGATTTCAGGCAGCAGGACGCCGGAAAGCGTCAGTGGATCATTGTCCGGACCCAGAAACTGCGTTGAAGGTCGGCGGCTCACCCGGCTGTTGGTCGCATAACGCCAGCTGCGCTGATACTGCAGCTCCTGGTAAGGCACGGTGCGCAGCTGAAAAACATATAACCCCAGCACCATCATCATGATTCATATCCCCCCTGATCGCTGTAGTTGCTGCGGGCTTTCGCCCTGGCGCGGCGTTCCCGTTCGTCCAGCTGCCTTGCCACCTCGCGGGCAATGTCCTGCACGCTTTGCCCCGGCTGGGCGACAATATGAATGGGCGCGTTGATTTCGTAGCGCACAGATGGCGGCTGGCTGGCGGCTTTCTCCTGGGGGGCGCGATACGTCGCGGCTGGCAGGCTCATTGGATGGAGTGGTGCAGCCTCTGCAAGTATTGCGGCGGTGCCCATCATTCCGGCAACGACTGATGCCAGCGCTGCCGTACGCCTTCGGCTGGTCACATTCGCCGGACCGTTAACAATCTCCGGGCCATTCTCCCCGACAATGCCAAACTGACCGCGCGGGATAGCTCCGCCCCTGTCATACATCCCGGCAAACGGAACCGCTGCAGCAGCTGCGCCGCCGACCACCTGCACCTGCGTTTTTCCCGGTGCTTTATTATTTCCGGTCATCCAGTCCGGCAGGTAATCGGTCACAGAGGACAGCTTGCTTTTTAGCGTCTCCCACTTCGCATTGATGCCGCTCAGAATGCTGTCAATAATGGCGCCGCTCATCTCCTGGAACTTTGCCGGGAGGGCGGCGACGTCAGCCAGAATCGCAGCCCATTTATCACTGATGGTTTGCCGGACAGTGGTCCATGCCTCAGACACTCCAGCCTTAATGGCATCCCAGTTTTTCGCAATCAGGCCTGGCAGTGTAAAGTTGAAGAACAGAAACTTAATACCCTCCCAGGCGACGCTCACCGCCTGCTTAATCCAGGCCCAGGCGGCATCCGTGGCAGCGCAAACCGCATCCCACATGGCCTTGAATTTCGGCCCCAGCGTGTCCCAGTTCTGCCAGATTAGAATCGCCCCCATGGCAATCAGCCCGATCACCGCCAGGATAGGGTTTGCCATCATCAGGCGGCCCAGCCACATAATCCCGCTCCCGACACCACTGATGGCTTTTGTGATCAGACCAAATGCACTGCCACCCTTAATGCCCAGGATGGAAAACTGCAGGCGCATCAGCGCCAGCGGCCCCAACACAGCAGCGATTGCCAGCATCACAGTGCCCAGCACCACCGCAATAGACGCCAGCGCAGCCACCACTTTAAGCAGCCCGCCTGCCAGCTTCGGGTTTTCTTCCACCCAGCGGCGGAATGAGCCAGTGACCTGCTTCACCGTGTTCATTATTGCCATCAGTGGCTCCCGCAGTGTTTCGCCCAAGCTGCTAAACGTATTTTGCGCGCCTGTTTTGACCAGCAACCACTGCGCAGACAGGGAGTCTTTATTGATGTCAGATTCTTTCTGCATAGAGCCAGCAGCATCGCTGCCGGAGGTGAGCTTGAGCTGGCGCTGCAGCTCCGGCAGGTTGTTGGCAAGTTTCGCCGCATCATCACCAAACTCCTTGCCAAAAATCAGCGTCATCGCGCCCAGGCGTTTGTCTTTCGGCAGGTTGTTGACCTTCTCCAGCACGCGCTGAATGGTGCCCATTGCATCCTGGGTCATCTCTTTTTCAATCTGTGCCGGGTTCAGCTTCAGCAAATCCATACCTGCAAAAAAGCTTTTGCTCTGCATGGTGGCAATGGACAGCTCACGCACCATGGCATTTGCCGCACTGGCAGCCACTTCCGGCGCGGTGCCGAGGGAAAGGAACGTGGAGCCGAGCGCCGCAGCCTTGCGATAATCCAGACGGTCAGCCACGCCACCCATACGCTGCAGGACGTCGATAATGTCCCCGCCCTTTGACATGGCGTTATCGTCCAGATAGTTCAGCGCATCGCCCAACTGCTCAATGTTGCGGGTCGGGACTTTGTAGAGTTGGGCAATTTTACCCAGGCTTTCGGAAAGTTCATCTGCCGGAAGTTCAAACGCTGTGGACGCTTTCGCCGCCGTGGCAGCGAAGGCCAGCAGATCACGCTTTTGGTCAGCCCAGGAGTCATTGAGGTTTGCCACGTTCATGCGTGCGCCGCCCTCGACCAGCGCGGCAAAGTCCACCGCGCCGTTTTCCATCGGCAGCTGCTCGCTGGCGGCCTTGATGGCGTCCTGCATTTCATAGAACCGGGCGGTACGGTTGCCGTTATCATCGCGCAGGCCATTAACCTGTTTCGCCACCCCTTTCATGGCATCTTCCATGCTGGCGTAGCTTTTCACGGCAGCCATTACCGGCGCGCCCATCCCTACCCCGGCGGCAGTGGTCGCCGCCCCGGCCCCGGCAATCCGATCACGAACCTCCAGACGGCGGGAATAGTCCGCACGGGCAGCGTGCATTTTCCGCTGCTGCTCCCCTAACCGTTTTAGCCTCGCCTCCTGCACAGACAGCTGGCTATTGTAGCGTTCCGTTTCACGGGTAATTCTGGCGGTGGCGCTCGCCCCCTCCTTTGCAGAAATGCCCGTCCGGTAAAGCTCAGCACGAACCAGCGCACTCTGGCGCTGCAGTTTTTGCTGTTTTTCTTCCAGCCGTTGCACCGCCAGCCGCTGACGCTCCAGCGCAACAATCTGACGCTGCGACGGCGGCCCCATCGCGCCCAGCTCATTTCTCAACAAAGAAGAACGCTGGCGGGCGTAGCTCAGCCTGTCGCCCAGCTTCTGGCTTTCGGTCTGCAGTTTGCGGAAGTTGTCCAGGCTGCTTCCGGCCTGGTCGAGCTGTTTAATGGCGTCACGGGATTTTTTGACTGCGCAGGCCAGCTCTTTTGAGCTGGCCTGCGCATTCCGAAATGGGCGGGTGAGTTTATCAACCGCATTCAGTACCACCTGCAGGCGCAGGTTATTGTCACTCATCGCTGGCCCCGCTTCTCAGGATTGCTTTATGCCGCCACTCCAGCACCTCTGTCAGCGGCATAACGTCAGTGACGGACGGCGGCCAGTGAAAAATGGTGGCAATGTCTGCCACCAGATCATCAACCGTCAGGCTGTCGGCAAATCGGCAAGCACCGACTTCTTCAACAAAAAAGTGACCACCTCCACGGACATAGCGGTGAGGTCCGCCGGGTCCAGCTCAGCCATTTCCTGTGGGGTCAGCGTGGGGCTGGAGATACGCGGAATGATGGTCATCATCGCGCTCACATCCATATCCATAATGGCCTGCAGGCGGGTGCCACGTAGTGCACCGGATTGCGGCTTACGCAGCACCACCTCTTTGATTTCGCTTTTACCGCGCAGGATTGGCGTATCGAGCACCACGGTTTTTTCGTTTACTTTGTCGCTCATTTTCATGTCCTTACATCGAAAAACAGGGCGCGGAAGCCCGCGCCGTTAGGGGTTATCAGAGGCCGATGGCGCGACGGTGCGCCTCCATCAGGTCCACGCCGTCCACGATTTCAACCATATTGATCGTGTCGACCTCATAGAGCACTTCGCCGTTAATGGTCAGTTTGGCGTAGCTGTTGGTGCTGCTGACTTTGGTAGTGTTGCTCTCCCCGGTTTTCAGTTCGCCGGAATCAATTTCTTTATGACGTCCGCGCACAACCAGCTCCACGGCCCACACTTCTCCGGTGTCATCACGCTGGATGGACGCGGTAAAGCGCAACTGCACGCCGTCGGCGGTGGTTTTGGCGAGCTGCTTAAAGATCAGCGACTCCATCCCGCCAATAGAAAATTCCGTGTCCAGCGCGCCGTCATCCAGCCCCATGTCCACATCCACCGCGCCAGCCATGCCGCCGCCGCGATACTTCTCAAACTTGCGGGTGAATTTCGGCAGGGTCAGGGACTCAACGATCCCCTGCCAGTTGTTCCCGTCGTTGAACAGGTTCAGGTGTTTTAACTTACGTGGTAAAGCCATGATGCCCCCTTATGCGCTGACCTGGCTGGCAAAGTTCATCAGGTACTGGTCAGTGATGCGCTGGCGTAACAGCAGATTTTCCAGTGGTGGCACTGGCGTGTAGTCGTAATCGATCAGCAGCTTCCCGGCCTTGAGCGTGTCCTTATCGTTCACGGCCTCATCCAGCCAGCAGTCACCGCCGATGAGATAGCCCTGGCTCACCAGGCTGCGCATTTTGGCGCGGATACCTTCGATAATGTCGCGGGCCAGCGACGGGTTAAGCGGCTTATCCACCGCCCACATATGCGCCTCTGCCATGGTGTCAGCCAGCACCTGCGCCGTGCGGGTGTAGCTTTCAAACTGGAACAGCGGATCGTCGCTAAGGCTGCGGGAACCCCAGAAACGGAAGCCGTCTTTGCGGATAAGCGTGGTGACGTCGTTCTGGTTCAGCAGCCCCGCATCCGTTGCCGGGTCCTGCAGATCCCAGAACACATCCGCAGACAGTCCGGTGACACCGTTCACGCCGACGTTGGACAGGGTTTTGTGCCACCCGGTCTGTTCGTCAATTTTGGCGCGCAGGCCCAGGGCGCGGGCCGTGGCAAACGCGGTGGCATCGGCCTGCAGCACGGTGTCAAAGTTGATGAAATCAGGCCAGATCAGCATCCCCTCACGCTGGCTGAAGTTTTCACGATAGGTGATCGCTTCTTCCACAGTTTTGCAGCCGTAGGCGGACAGGTACGCAAACCCGCGCAGACTCTGCGCCACGCCCAGCAGTTCAGTCGCCACCGCCTGGTTGTCATGGCCCGGCACGCCGAGGATGCGCGGCTTAACGCCCAGCTGCGACTGCGCAGACAACAGCGCCTTGATACCCGTTTTTTTGCCGTCAGAGGTCACGCCGCCGATGATGTTGGTGGTGGTTTCCGCTTCGGTTTCGCCCTGTTCCACGAGGACAACCACGGTGACAGGTTTGGCCTGGTCGGCAATTGCATCAAGCGATCGGGCCAGCGTGCCGGACTCGCCCGCTTTGCCGCTGGCAGTCAGCACATCAGTCAGTAAGACAGGTTTATTGAGGGGAAACACAGACGGATCGGCGTCGTCCCCGGTACAGACCATTCCCACAATGGCGGTGCTCACCGTGGTAATGGTGCGGGTGCCCTCGTTGATTTCCTCAACGCGCACCCCGTGGTGGTAATCCTGAGCCATAAGGCATTTCTCCGGTTTACAGGGGTGCGTCTATGTTCTGGTGGTTGCGTGCGTGGCGCACGTGCAGGGCTTTGTGTGGTAGTTGGTACAATGTGAGGATGACGAGGATTGAAAATGCACGCCCATGACAAGTGGACGTGCTTCTCAGAATTTAGGCTGACGTTTTTAAGTTATTCTGTGCTTTGCTGGTCGATAAACGCTTACTCATCCTGATGATTGGCTTTTCAATACCGATATGGCAGAGCCAGGATAGAATCAGCAATAGCCCCAGCAGTCCGAGACCAGATAAAATAAGTTGTTGATCGGTCATTCCCGGCGTAACAATAAGTTTTCTGAAATAAAGAAACGAAACCCCATGCAGCAAATATAACGGATAGGATACATCGCCTAAGAATTTTAACAGTAGATGCAAAGGTTTAATGCTCTGCAAATCCCCAACAAGAAAAAACGCTGAACACAGCCCTAATATTAAAAGACTAAAAACGATCTTTGTCGAACTTGTAATAATATTAATCTGATCACCACTTGCGGGGTAACACACAAAGGCTATGAACAATAACAATGCAGCCAGGACTATTATTTTTCTTTTTTCCCCAACATGCGGCAAAAGCCATTTTGCGGCAAGCACCCCAAGGGAAAAGTAGTACACCTGATTCATTGGATCAATATAGATTGCCCATTGTTTAGAGAGTGTGGCCGTTGGGTCTATAAAATAAAATGCGCAATAAACGAGCAAAGCCGCTGATGCAGAAAGTAGCAAAACGGACAACATTTTATTATTTGCCATCAAAATAAAGATAGGGAACAGTAAGTAAAACACAACCTCATTGCCAATGGACCAGCCCCCCATAATCATATATTCGGTGGGATTAGTAAGACCGAAAATGAGAAATATATTCTGAAAATACTTCCAGCCATCTATAACAAAGCCGTTATAATACTGAAAACAAAAAACAGTATAAACAATGAGCGGAACCCAATATACCGGGGCGAGCCTTAAAAATCGCCGTAAGATAAATACTCCATACTGAGGGACGGTCCATTTATCTTTACGATGCGCAAGATAAAGTGCCATTCCACTGATAACATAAAATGCCGTCACAGCATAAATCCCCAGCCGCCCTAAAACAGTGCTGGAATCTGTCATGCCCCAAGTGGTGAACTGCGTCGAAAAGTGGTAAATCACAATACTCAGTGACATCAAACCACGTAAATAGTCAATTGATTGAATACGCATAACCAAGTCTCAAAATGCTCTATGCGCATAATCTACCAAACCAGAAGATGAATGCCCAACTTATGCCATCGGTTTATCTGGCCATAAGATATGCGGCGCGAGACTTACATCTACACGCCGAAGCATTACACGGTAAGCTTTCCATTTCAGAAGCAGTTCTTTTTCTGCTTCATTCGCCATTTTGAGATCGGCAGCATCCTGTAATGTATCAATAATCATGGTGCAGTCGGTTAGCAAAGCGCTTTTTGTCTGCTCTGCCTCCATCATGGCATCAACACCAGATTGCTCAGACTCTGCTGGCGGTGTAAAAAGCTGCCAATCACACAATTGTCAGAATTACAGGCAACGACTTCCATGCCAGCAGGGCAATCCCACTCTGACACCCCGTCCCATTGAATGGTATTGAGAACCAAGCCCGCACTATCAATGACCGCATAAAAATTCATCATGAGTACTCCCACACAACGACAATCCCATTTGCCCCACTGCCGCCTGCATATGCAACATCAGCCCCACCCGCTATCCAGCTTTTAGCACCAGAACCACCTGAGCCGTATGCAACAGCATTAGCCCCGGCTCCAGAACCTGTGCCAGATCCACCACCTGCGCCAAAAAAAGAGCGCCCGCCCATTCCCGTAACTCCACCTACTGCGTAAGCAGTGCTTAGTCGGATGGCAAAATAAAACGTCCCCGCATAACCGCTTGAGAAAAGATTAGCGCCCGTCACTGTTGGTGGTGTTGGCAAGGTTGACCCATCAATACCGATGACTGAAACGCTGGCCCCATCATTCATCCGGCCGCCACCATATCCCCCACCAGCAGAAAGAAGACTGCCAAATGAAGTCGTTCCGCCGCCGCCGCCATTGCCTCCAACAACACCTTTCCCTCCGGTTCCAATCGTCACGGAGTAACTGGCTCCCAGGCCAGTAAAAAGCAATTTACCATAACACCCCTCAGCCCCTCCCGATCCCAAACTCACATTCCCTGATGTGGTTGCAGAACTGCCACCACCTGCACCGCCACCTCCCTGCGCCTCAACAATGATCGTTTTTGTCCCTTTAGTCGGGGTATAAGTCCCCGAAGAGGTGAAAGTCTGGACATTCAGGAGGCGACCCAAAAACTTTTCATCCGATAAACTCAGAGCCGAGATCGCCGCTTGAACAAACGCCGTGGTGGCAAGCTGAGTAGTATTACTCCCTGCCGCTGCCGTCGGCGCTTTTGGCGTGCCGGTTAACGTCGGGCTGGCCTTTGGTGCATACTGCGTGTGAGGGTCAGCGGCAGCGATATGCTTTGCCATCTGGTCATCCACGTACAGCTTTAACTCCAGCACCTTGTCATCCACATACTTGCGGGTTGCCAGCACCACCGCCGGGTCAATTTTCAGGGTGATATTATCGGTGCTACTGGTGATCAGTACCATGCGCACCGTCTGTGTGCGCCCGCTGCCCTCTGCCAGCTGCGGCTTATAACTCTCCGGGCAGTTGCCAACGGCAATCAGCGCGCCTGTCTCATCGAACAGGCCAACCTCACGAATCCACCAACCGCCCTCCGTTTCGGGAATAACCTGCTCTGCAATAATCTGGCTGCTGTTCTGCGGGTCGATGTACAGCATATTGAGATCGGCACGGCGCTTTTCAGCAACCAGCGTCGTCTGCTGTGCGTTAGGTGTCGGCAGCACACCGCCGCCATCACCCACCGCCATTTTGGTAATTTTCAACGGCACGCCGAGCGCGGCGGCGCTTGCCAGTTTCGCCGCGCCGATTTCCGTCAGCAGGGTATAAAATTTTGCGCTCATGGGTTCACTCTCACTGTGTCAATAACATGTACCGCGCCGCCCTCATACAGGGCACCGCCGGAAACAATGGTTTCGTTGATGTACGGATAGATGGTGATTTCTTCCCCGATATAGGTCCCCGCCCCCACCCAATACGGGCCGCTGGTCTGCAGGTTGATGGACATGCCGATCAGGTGGCGGCTGCATGGCTTCGCATCGCAGATCAGGCGCTCCAGCTCCAGATATGTTTCCTCCGTGATGCCCTGGTCCTGCACGCCAATATCCAGCCTGAACGTGCCGGGGGCCTCATTGGTCTGCCACCACTCCAGGATGCGGATCAGAAAGCCGAATGGCTCCACCACACGGCGCACGGCGCTGGTTGTTCCTTTGCGCTGATGGACATAAAACGCATCCTGCACCACCCGGCGCTTAACGCTCTCCGTCCAGCTTTCGTCCCAGCGATCTACGGAAAACGCCCAGGCCAGATACGGCAGAAAACGGACCGGGCACGTCGCGGGGTTCCACAGGTCGCGCAGCGACACCTGCAGATCGGAAATACCGCTGCAGCTCTGCGCCAGGCGGCGCTCAAGCGCTGACGAACCCGGCGGCAACAGGCTATTCATCGGTTCCCCCGTTGGTCACACTCCACGCTGTGCAGGAGGCCGCCTGGGTTTTATCCAGCACCACATCATCCAGCGGGGAGGCCAGCTCAACGCGCTGCACCCCCTCAACATGCAGGGCAGCATAGATGGCGCTAAGGCGAATATCCCGCCCCAGGCGTGTCTGGCTGGCGATGTATTTCTGCAGACTGGCGCTGGCCTCTGCCATTACCGGCTCCGCCTCCGGCCCCGGATAAATAAAGATCGTGGCAAACACGCTGTACGGGATGATTTCAGCGCTGCGTACCGTCAGACGGTCAGCCACAGGGCGCACGCTCTCGCTGTTCAGCGCCTTATCAACCACCGCCAGCAGATCAGCGCCTGCCGTGCCGTCCCCCTCACGACTCAGGACGGTAAGCACCACCTCCGCCGGGGCCGGGCTGGTTGCGCTGGCATCCGCCACGCGCCCGTCCGCACTTTTGGCATGAAACTCATAAGCCGCTATTGGCCCGGCGACAGACAGCCCTTCAAAGGCTTCCGGGATACGCGGGCGCAGTTCTTCGTCAGACTCGTACACCGCCGGGACAGGTGGCACGGCGTTATCATCGGCAGGCGTCACAAGCAGGCGCTTCACATTGCAGTTGGCGGCGAGCTGCTCACGGGCCATTTTTGCCCGGCTGATGAGGTTATCCTGCTCCATTTCTCGCTGGACAGGATCGCGGGACTCATTGAAGAAATAACGCTCCCAAACCTCATCACTCAGTGCCTCACTACGCAGTTGCTCCTGCTCGTTGTCGGCAGCGTACAGAGTGATCAGGTTTGAAAGTGCTGAACCCGACGCTACTTCTGCCGGGTCAAGGTATGGATTAACTGCTTTTTTCGGGGCGCTCCAGGAAAAAATCCCGGCGGCCTCTTTTGAGCCGCCAGCCGTTTGTTGAGCCAAGGATACAGATTTGCTTGCCGTCACGCCCTAGCCTCATCAATTCCAGGGCAAACCCGTGCAAGGCAGGAATGAGTACGGCGAGATCGCAGCCCCCTGGATACAGCAATAATTTCCTCTGCGGACTTACGCTCCCCCGCGTCAACGCCCATGCTCCGCTTGGCCATGATGCCGTGAAGGTTGAAGTTGCGATAAAGCGAACGCGTCAGCGAGGTGTCACTGTTTGAAACGACAACCGGGTGCCCTTCTGATGAGCGGCACTCAAGAATTGAGGCCAGGTGATACTGGTCATCCTCGTTAAAGCCCGCAGTGTGATATGCAGTGAAAGTGCCGTCGTACGGTGGATCGCAGTAAACCACATCACCTGCCTGCAGCATTGCCAGTGTTTCGTCATAGCTGGCGCAGATGAACGTGGCCCGGCGGGCCTTTTCCGCAAAGGTGAGGATTTCAGCGTGAGGGAAATAGGGCTTTTTATAGTTACCAAACGGAACATTAAACTGCCCGCTCAAGTTGTAACGGCACAGCCCGCGATAACAATGACGATTCAAATATACAAACAGTGCCGCGCGCTCCAGCGCGGTCAGCGTCGTATCGGTATTGAATCGCAGGCGATGCTGGTAATAACTTTCAGCGTTATTGTCTTCACTGAAAAATACCAGCGCACATGCAATTAACGCCTCAGTGTGCTGCGCAACTTTCTGATAAAGGTTGATTAAGTCGGCGTTAATATCCGCGACAAGATAATGAGGATAGTCTGTCGCCATCATCACAGCGCAAGAACCTGCAAACGGCTCAACCAGTCGAGAACCGGCAGGCAGGTGCTGCATCAACTCAGGCATGACAGCGGTTTTATTGCCCGCCCATTTCAGGATGGTGCTCATACCGCACCTCTGTTGTAGTGCTTGCCTTTCAGTTCAGCGATTTCCTGACAAGTGATGCAGCACTGCACGCCCGGAATGGCGCGGCGGCGAGCTGGCGGGATCGGTGCATCGCAATCAATGCAGAGAACACGGGAAAAGCCCGGTACTTTGGCGCGGGCGTTGTGGATGTGGCGCTGGAGGTCTTCTTCCACGCGCTGCTGCACGAGGTCCATTGAATCAGCCATCAGTGGATCTCCTGCGCTTCGTTCTGGATGGTTTCAGCAGCGTTACGCAGCAGCTCTGCAGCTTCGGTGCCGTTGAGTTTGCCGCGAGTGATATGCACCGCCAGCTTTTCCAGATGAGCAGCAAATACATCAGCGCGTCCCCGGCGTTCTTCCATGCGCGCCGTAGTCAACATCAGATTAAGCCCGGCATCATCTGGTTCGGTTTTGGTGGTTAGGGTTTCAATATTTCGCATTGTGTTTCTCCTGAATTTGGGCAATAAGAAGCCCGGCGGGTTTACGCCATTAATTTCTGTTTTGGTTTAATTCGGCATGGTTAGCCGTTTTGGAAATAAGCTCACCACTGCACGAAAATGATTCATTGCCTTTATCAGCTCCCGCTTTTCGTCAGTCGTCAGCTCACTAATTTTGACGCCGTGACGCTCTGCCGGAATGTTAGCCATGAAAAATATGGCGGCTAATGCGCGCTTGTTCTGTTTATTATTTGCGTCCCGTGGGTCGCTCATTTCGTTAATAAACCGATCAAGCTCTGACTCAATGTTAATTCCAAATACCTTTGCCCTTAATTCCGCTATGTGGTTCAACCCTTCATAGCGTTCACCTGGGCTTATCGTGCGAGTCGCTGTAGCACCTTCAATAGCCATGGTTTCCCCTGTTTGATGGTTGACAGGTCAGCCAGCAATTCAGCCTGCGAGTGGCACGGGTGCCAACGCTTGCCATCTTTACCTGCAATCCAGCCATGGCCAAAGTGCATTCCTGGGCTTTTCTTAACAAGTATTGATGCAAATGACGGTTCGTTATTCAGCATAAGCACCTCAAATCAGACCAAATGAAGCGCCCAGACCCGTCACGGTATCAATCGCACTTGCCATTGCCGGGCTTGCCTGCAGCCTGGCGTGCATAGAAACAGCCGTCAGCGCCATCAAACGAGTAACAGAGTTGATGCTGTCGATCACCTGCCGACGGCTGGCGGTGGTTTGTGGCTCGCCAGAGACTGCGCTGGCAGCAACACGCCCGATCTCTGCTGTAGCATTCAGCACGTAATGCGGCATCTTCTCGCTTGCCACTTCGTTCAACGGGACACACGGCAGGCAGTGAATCTGTGCCAGAAAGCCATCAACTAGAGTTGAGTCCTCAGTGAGATCGGTAAGCAGCCAGATTTCCGGCGCGGTGAGCTGGTGCGGCTGTTCCGGGTTCAGCTTGTTGCGCAGTGTCTGAACGTTCATTTCTGCACGCTCTGCCAACTTTGCCATGTTGTGACGTAAAGCAAAGGCCCGGCAGGCTTCATTAAAGTGCGGATGTTTAGAAACGCGATAATCAAATATGTCGTAATTCCTTTTCTTATCTCAAAATGGAACTATCAAGCTTGCATTGCGATTTCACAGCCCTGGGCTGCTTCCATCGTCAAAGCGAACATGTTGATTTCGATGAGGCTGTTAACACCCGCTTTCTTTCTAATTGGCAGGCGGTTTTCACGGATCATCTGGCGGGCATAGCTTGGCTTATAGCCAGTACGACGGCAGAACTCATCCAGTGTGATGTAAGGCTCAGACACCACAAGATTGATGCTAGGGCGCATTGAAAAATTTCGATTCATGATGCACTATCTCTCGGTTTGACACCAAATCTTCACTATTTGGTGTTATTGAACGCTATACAACATATCAACAACCAAGATACTAGGATCTCATTTAGAGAATGTCAACAATCAAAAAAATCTCCATTAGTGAATCAACCAAAGAGACACGCTTAGTCATCGAGAGTAACAAGGGTGGCAAAGAGACCATTGATCGCATAATGGAGGCTTATGGATTCAGTACAAAAATCTCTCTTTGTAATCATCTTGGCGTATCACAAAGTACCTTAGCTAACAGGTACTTAAGGGATACCATGCCCAATGATTGGGTTGTTATCTGTAATCTTGAAACAGGTGCAAAGCTTGAGTGGCTGCTGACAGGCAAAGGGCCAATGTTCGCTTCACTCAACGCATCACAACCATCTCAACTTGAGCTAACAACCATTAAAAATGGGAAACTGGAAAACCCAATTGAGGTATCTCTAAGCTCTGACTTGCTTCCTGATCATGTAAGCGATGCTTTTTTTATCAAAAATGACCAATCGGTGTTCGTCGTAGAAAGAGCATTCAATGTAATTAACGATGGAAAATGGGTAGTTGAGATTGATGGCCTAGTGAGTATCAGGGAGTTATATCGTTTGCCTGGTGGAAGATTGCGGGTCGAAAGCGGGCCATCGTCATTTGAGTGCCAAGCAGACGACATTAAAATTTTGGGCAAAGTAATTGGTATAACTGAGTTTATAGAATAAGGAGATTGAATATGAGTCAGTTCAGCGCATTTAATTACTCACAAAACAGAGACAAAGCTATTGCTAACCTCATTAATATTATTGAGGGAATGACCTGTGATGGAAAAATCAGCGAGAAGGAAATGATTTTTCTTGATACATGGCTGCTGGAATCAGAGGTTCTCTCACAGAACTACTATGTAAATTGCATAAGAGAAAAAATCTCTGACATCCTTTCTGACGGCATTGTGGAACAAAGCGAGCTGGATGATTTGAAAGAACTCTTACTCGAAATGCAGCGCGGTTTGATGGATACGCCAAACATTGACCTCTATTCGACGGATTCAGACAAACATCTTCTGGAAGGCTTATGCAAAGGGATGGCGTCTGATTATCATCTGAGTGATGAAGAAATCGGCTATCTTAACTGGTTCCTATCCACAAACGCCGCCCTCAAAAGCAATTATCCAGGCAAACATTTATATTCAATAGTTCAGTCAATCCTGTCTGATGGCGTCATTACAGAGGATGAGAGAGTATCGCTTCTGGAAGAAATCACAGCATTCACTGGCTCTAATATTTCAGAGGGTATTGTGGATGGATATTCCACAACATCCCCCGTCGATCTCATCGACCAGTTTTACCTGGAAGATAGCAAAGTGTGCCTCACAGGTAAGTTCCTTTGCGGTTCACGCCGTCAGTGTGAAGCAGATCTAGTTAAACTCGGATGCACAATATCCGATCGGGTAACCCAAGATTTAGACTACCTCATCATCGGAGCACTCAGCTCGAAGGATTGGAAATTTCAGAGTTTCGGCAGAAAAATTGAGCAGGCCATCGATTATCGAGACAACAAAGGCACCCCCCTTAAAATCCTTAGCGAGGAACACTGGCAGAGCCTAATGCGCGCAGCAGAACAAGGCTAAGCCATGGCAGTAAATAAATTAAGTAATGGAAAATGGCAGGCACAGGTTTTTCCTAATGGGCGAGATGGGCGGCGAGTGCGCCGCCAGTTTGCTACCAAAGGGGAAGCATTAGCATTTGAGCGCCACCTGAAAGAGCAGTCTCAAGAAAAGCCCTGGCTGGGTGAGAAGGTGGACAGACGCCGAGTCACTGATCTCGTTGAAACATGGTTCAATGCTCACGGCGTGACTCTGTCAGATGGAGTGAAACGAAAGGGGGCGATGGAGTTTGCCTGCTTGGCTATGGGCAACCCTTTAGCGACTGAGTTCAACGCAAAGCTTTTTGCAACCTACCGCGAGCAACGATTAAGCGGAAAAATCACCCGCTCAGATCGTGTGAAGTCCGTTACCCCACGCACAGTTAATCTTGAGCTAGCCTATTTCCGGGCCATGTTTAACGAACTGAAAAGGCTTGATGATTGGATAGCACCGAACCCTCTGGAGAATGTACGCGAGTTTAAGATCAGCGAATCAGAGATGGCATATCTCACCATTGAGGAAATCAAAACCCTACTCTCCGAATGTGAGAAAAGCCGATCTAAAGATCTCACAACTATTGTGAAAATCTGTCTGGCAACAGGGGCGCGATGGAGTGAGGCCGAAGGGCTGAAGGGAAACCAAATCCGCGTCGGTCAGATCATATATGTAAAAACGAAAGGCAAGAAAAATCGGGCGGTGCCGATAACTGAAAAATTACAGGCTGATTTACCATCAATCAGGGATGCGCAAATGCTCTTTAAACCTTGCTATTCAGCTTTCAGAAAGGCATTGCAGAGAGCCGGGATCGAGACGCCTGCCGGGCAGCTAACGCATGTTTTGCGCCACACCTTTGCGTCTCATTTCATGATGAACGGCGGCAACGTACTTGTACTTCAGCGGATATTGGGACACACCGACATCAAGGTCACGATGCGGTATGCACATTTTGCACCGGATCATTTGTCCGAAGCAATGTTACTCAATCCTCTGAATCAGATAGAGTTGTTAACCAAAGCAAAATCCTAAAATTTAAACAGAGGCTTCAGCTTTGTGAAGACATTAACAGCCAATTTATAATGCAAACTCTTTAAAATACTAAAACGGATTAAGAAATGAATCTTAGAAAGATAAAATGGGTAAATCATCCAGTATTAGGTGATCTGACATTAGATTTCATCAACCCTAAAACAGGAAAAGTATACAATACTATACTTTTAGCGGGTGAAAATGGAACAGGTAAATCAACAATTCTTGAATCAATTAGTACCTTTTTAAATTACGGTTCATATGAATATTTTGATTACATCGAGTATGAGGTTAATAGTGACATATATAGAACTGCAAATAATAGCGGAATTACATACACGAAAAACTTTTTCAATATAATCACACCAAATGGCGAAATCCATCCCATAACATATGATAGAATGTACGATGCTAGTAGTATAGGTTCAGACAATAAAGATTTGAGAAATTATGGCTGCGTATATTCCAGAGCGCGCGCAGATTATAAAACACAAAAAATAACTTCAACCACCATCAGTGAGCTTGATAAAAGCAAGCACGACATTGATACAGTTGAGGATTTTACCTCACTAAAACAGCTTATAATTGATATTGTAAATCAAGACAACTCAGCATATGTAGAAGAAAATAAAACGTTAGGCAATACCCCTAAGCCTTGGGATGTATTCTTTAAAACCTCAAAATTATTTAGATTTCAAAATGCATTTGACAATTTTTTTGAAAAGATTAAATATGGGCACGTTGATGATATTGATGATGAAAAAACTATCCTATTTAAAAAGAATAACAAACTAATTCCAGTTGATAAACTAAGCACTGGCGAAAAGCAAGTTGTATTCAGAGGTGCATTTTTACTGAGGAATACAAGCATACTAAATGGTGCATCAGTCATGATTGATGAACCTGAGTTGAGTATGCATCCTAAGTGGGAAAGAAAAATATTCAGCTACTACAAAAAATTATTCTCAATGAGTGGACAACAAACTGCTCAAATAATTTTCGCCACACACTCAGATCATGTTCTCAAAGAAGCTTTAATTGATACTATTAATAATCTTGTTATCACTTTAGTAGAAAGAAATGGCTTAATAAACTGTCAGCATATTAATGCCCCATCAGTGTTACCTTCAGTAACCAATGCTGAAACAACGTACTTAGCTTTCGATGTGGTTTCAAATGATTACCATATTGAGCTCTACGGATGGCTTCAAGATAAGGAAGGAAAAAATAAAGTTAAGGACTGTGATACTTTCATAAAATCTCACATTAAATACGATCCTTCTAAACATGCAAAGCAATCAGGTCATAATACAATTACGTATGATACACTTTGCACATATGTTAGAAACTGCATCCATCATCCAGATTCTGGGAATACTTTCACAGAGCAGGAATTGAGGACATCAATCGAGTTACTCATTGAGATGTGTAAATAATAATCTTTGCTAATTAAAGAATTGTATAGTTAGAATCCACTTAATGTACAGTGGGTTCTAACTTACAAGAGCAAATTTAAAAATATTACATTAATAATATTGAATTAATGACAGTTCTAAAGTTAATGTGCTTTACGAAAATTTTAGGTTTTAGGAATTGGCAGCAAAGTGGCAGCAGAGCTATTCACTATGCTTTCATATTTGGCATTATTCGATGCAGCAACTATCTGAAAACAAAGTAACTTATTGTTTTATAAGACTTCAGCTTGGGACTCATAATCGCTTGGTCGCTGGTTCAAGTCCAGCAGGGGCCACCAAATTTAAGCAGTAAATACATACAGTTAGGCCACTCTCGCGAGTGGCCTTTTTGTTTATTGATGTTTGAGTGTCGCAAAAGTGTCGCAGCAGTTGCTATTACAAGCTCATCTATCAGCGCCTCTATCACCATTCCTCTGATTTTCCTGCTGAAGCTTTTTAATCATCGGAATGAGCTTTTTCGCCTTTTCTTCTGCATAGTTGTCAAGATGAGGTTGCAAGCGCTCGTCAAATGATGTTTCTGACCGCTTTAGGAGTGTAGTTTCTGGGGGCACAAATTTACTCTTTCCGGGACTTTGATCAGCCATCAAAAGCCGCCCATCTTCCAGGGTAAAACTTAATTCCGCAAAAATATATTTGTGACCGCCAATGTATTCAAAGGCTCTTGCTTCAAAGGAGTGGCTGAACAATGTTCGATGGCCTTCAAGCATAAAATAATCTACCATTTGAGGGGTATTATCGATGAACTCTCTAATCTGAGGCGTTGATATGATTCCGGAAACATCACGTCCGTTTATAGAAACTTCAACAACTATTTGCTCTGGCGATTCAATCCACTTATTTTCAGACAAGCCTTCAAAATCTTCTCCTGGATAAGAGGAGGACCATGAGCCTTCAAGTGTCGGACTAGACATAACCCATTCTTTAGCAAGATTATAATTATCAATGAGTTGCTTGGAGTCCATAGTTGCCACCATGAACAAAGAAGATGCCACTACAGCAAGTACTGCCCACCATTTTTTAATAATTTGCATTTACCGTAACCAAAATTCCCAAAGATAGTATTAATTTACAGCGCGAAGGCACTAATTAGAAATAGTATATTAAACTCTCAATCAGGTTGTAATCTGAATACGATTTCATAAAGATGTGGCTTGCTATCGTGTAATGAAAATTAGCATTGAATCTTGATTACCATCGGGCATTGCTGAATGAATTACACACAATTTGGTTCGAATAATACTGAAAATTTTTTCAGTCTTTTTAAAATGCTGATCTCGGTTCAAACCCGCACCAACCACGGCTTTGCAGGTTTTTCTTTGTCTGCCGCCTATCGCGCCACTTGATCTTCCTTCCTCACATAAAATAGAAAATTCCCTTACTTATCTGTTGGTTGCGTTTTCGTTAGATCCTCCGCAGATCCATAAAACTGAAAAACACTGAAATTCTTTTCAATCTTTTCAGTTCTGGCTTTACGCAAAGCCGCCAGCACTGGCGCGGTCTGGCGGTCTGGTTTGTAGAAAAATAAAACTGAAAAATTTTTATGATCCAAAAACCGCAGGCGGGTGCGGTGTAGTGCGATTTTGGTCTGCGAAAGATTTTTTTTGCCATGCTGTGACGCGCCAGCGCTCTGCTGTGCGCACGATCTGTTTTAAGGGTGGCTCTGAGCGCCTCAAAAGACTGAACGCGGTACAGCGCCGCTGGCAGCGCGCAGCGATAGCCGCTTGTGAGGAAAGAAAAGAGATATCCCCGGCAGGGGATGAAGGGCATAAAAAAACCCGCTTTCGCGGGTAATGTTCTGGACAGGTTTACTTGCCAATCACCGGGGAGTATTTGCCGTTCAGCGTGTCCGCTTTTGTTCCGGTGTTCCGGATGGCTTCCGCGTTGGTCGGTGCTCCCGTATTGCTGTGCGTGTGGCTTGCCGTTTGCTCTGCCAGCTCTTTCACCACGTCGAGCGTGTCGAGCATCAGCTGCGCCACGTTGATTGTGCCAGAGCCAATCCACACTACCGGGGCAATAATCTGCTGTTGTACTGCCGCCACGCTTTTACGTATCTGGCCGATTTTCTCGATCAGGTCTTTACCCGTTGTGATGGTCTGGCTCCCGGCAATGTCCGTTTCATCATTGCCGCCGATACTCGCCACGCGGTTATTTACTGCCTGGCTGTAATCACCCGTGCATACCTGCTGAATGGCTCCGGCCAGCAGTGTGGACGTGCCCAGCACGGTAATTTTATCCGTGGCCTTAACCGTGGTTTCGCGGCTGACCAGCTCCCGCTGTTCTGTATCGGCCTGAACCACGCGTGCCATAGAAGTTTCACTGATCGTCTGGTCTGTCTGCCTCACCCAGTCACCCGCCTGGGTAACGCGCTGCGACACTTCCGCACGCTGCTGTTGCAGCTGTTCGCCAGGCTGGATATGCTCATTTTGCCCCAAATCATTTAGAATAAGCTCTATTACTCAATCCTTTGGTAAAAAGATTATGAATATAGAACTAAAAATAACATTATGGGCGCTTGCATGCGCGTATGCTTTAGGAAATTCTTTTATTTACTCATGGACATTTTGGACGGCATTTGACATTGACATATTGCAATTCGCCTCTTTAACAGACTTGATCCCTTCGATTATTTATAACCTGACTATTCCTTTTGTTATAGTGGTTTTGGCCGTTATAGTCGCTGAAGTTTGGATTAGGCTAAAAACAAGAATTGAAGAAATTATAGATGCGTATCTGTCCTCATACATAAAAAACTATGAAAAAGTTAAGCTGATGTCTAGTCTTATAGCTAGTTTTATATTTGCTATAATAGGAGTCATAGGAGCTATCTATAGTTTTAAAACAATACCTCCCCGCCCATCATCAGAAGATTTCCCTTGGTTAGATGTATTAAAAATCGGCGTACCTATTCCGTTAACCTTCTTTATTATTTATATAATCATTGAAAACACTTCGTTCTTTTCAAACATTAAATACAGGAGATTAGTAATATTTTGCTTGTGCATTGTCCCTGTAACGAGCTATTTTTGGGGCGTGATAAACTCCCAAAAGATTAAACAAGGTAAAAATACCTTCATAGTTAAATCAGACACTCAATGTAAATCAACACCTGGAACACAGTTTCGATATATATCTTCTGTATCTGACAAAGCATTTGCCTTATCTTTAAGAGACGGTTCAGTCTGTATATTCAAATATAACAATCTTGAATTAATACCAGAAATCAATTATCACTACACGATATCGCTTGAAAGCAAGGCAATCTAAAAGTGTCGCAAGAGTGTCGCAACAACTTAATGATATTGGCATATATAGGTGGACATTGGTTTTTTAAGTAACTGATTTTACGCTAACTTATTGTTTTTACTTTGCCTGTTATGGTTCTCATAATCGCTTGGTCGCTGGTTCAAGTCCAGCAGGGGCCACCAAATTTTTCAATGAGTTACAGAAAAATTCTTTAAGTGACACTTCAGCCAGGATACCTATAGGATACCGTAGTTAAGTAATCAGGAGTATCTTTGTAAATATCCTTGCCATTGCTACACACCTCCCAATTTTACAAAAGCAGGATTCTTGATGAACGTATTCATAAGTTGGTCTGGCGATACAAGTCATCGTGTTGCAAAAGTGCTAAGGGGCTGGATACCTAGTGTTATTCAAGCCGTTGAGCCTTATGTTTCTTCAGAAGATATTGACAAAGGGACCAGATGGTCCAGTGACATAGCGACAGAACTTGATAAATCATCTTATGGTATTATTTGTCTTACAAAACAGAATATTCACGCACCATGGATCAATTTTGAAGCTGGTGCATTAGGAAAAAGTGTTGATAAAAGCAAGGTCAGCCCTTTTCTATTTCGAATGAATCCATCAGATGTCAATGGACCACTCTTACAATATCAGTCAACTCGGCATGAAAAAGATGACATCTATAAACTGATGATGTCCATCAACACCTCCTGTGGTGAGCAGACCCTTGATAATGAGAGGTTAAGTAAGATATTTGAAGTTTGGTGGCCAAATTTAGAGCAAAATTTGAAGGATATTCCTCAAGAGGTAGTTGAGCAGCCAGCAACTAAACAAGGCACAGGAAAATCAGCAGATCTAGAGAGATTCTCTAAAATCTTTGAAGAATTATTAGATCTTAGCCGAACCAATCATCAACTGTTGCGCTCTCCTGAAGCAATTTTACCTAAAGATTATTTAGATTATATTTTAACCAATGTTAATAAAGATCTTTCAGGAGAATTGCCAGACGTCATTAGTGATGCCGTGGATAGACTAAAGGATCTGGAAACAACAGTGCTTGAATTGGAGCTTTCGACAGATATAAATCTTTCTGAATTAAGAAAATCAATCGAAGTTCTTAAACGGCCAATAAATTACTTATCTAGTAGTTACGGCGGCGCTAAAAGGCTCCGTTCGAGAAGATTAATTAGACAAACTAACTGATATAATCAGGCACACATCGTGTGCCTGATTCATTAACCATTTAATACATTGATTTTTGGTATTTTTTTCATAAAAATATTATCAACAAGCTCATTTTATGCTTAGTCACTTCCTTCCAAAATTGGTTCTAGCGGACGCCAAAATAATCACGCCCATGGTCCGATAATACGTTGTATTTGTCGTTTTACCATCTATCAGATACCGTTAAATCTCGCCAACCTTTTTTTATGGCTCACACTCGTCTCAAATACAAAATCCTCATGCTCAGCCTGAAATGTTCCAATTGCCATTAGCGCTGATACTGCTGGGTCAATCTTGTTGGAAGACTTCTTCTTGTTGGGTTTGATACCCAGCTCAAGCGCGGAATAAACGCCGTTATCCGGGTGAAGGTGGTATTCATCGACAATCGCCAAGCTGGGGTTAGTCCCCTCAATGGTGGCCGTTTTGCCGCCAGCGGCTTTAACAGGCTGTTGCTCTTCGGGAAAATGACCTTATGCGCCTGAATACTGACGCGCTTTTTTAGCGGTTTTGACAGCAGGCACATCTGGCGGGCATCGTCGAACACGATTCGGGCCTGATCCCGGCTCACCGCAGCCGTGTAGATATCCTGCTGGCCCTTCTCCATCACCAGAAACCAGTTAGCCAGCATGGCGGCCACGGTGGACTTGGCATTCTTGCGCGGCACCTCAATATTGCCGCCAGTTCCCTTCAGAACCGCTACGCGCGCGGCACCATCTCCTACGACTTCGCGGTACAATGTGCACTGGACACAGGGGCCAGCCTGCGCTGGTTGATGACCGGACAAGGTGCCCAGTTTGAAGGTAACCCTGCACCTGGCGATCCCGTTGCTGTTGTTACATTCACTCTCAGTGATGGTCAGCTGGAAGAAAATTCCACTTTGAGTATCGATTCACATCTCTTTAGCAAACCGCTCACTCGCGGTATCGCAGTCCGGTCTGAGGCAAAGCTCCACTTTGTTGAAAAAGGGGCGCCATTAACCGACGGGCTATGGCTGGTTGAGATTGAAGGCACTATCAGTCTTCGTGATTTAACCCTGCTGCCGGGGAAAAAACTCCACGTCGCGGGCGGCAAAGTCCCCTTTGAATGCGGTATCGATGAGATAAAAACACTGAGCCGTGTGGTGGGCATCTACAGCGAGGTGAACTGA